GACCTCCAGCTCCGGGAATTTGCCATACTTCACCGGGTTCCTGAGAGGACTCTGCGCAGCAAGCGCCTTGAAGTCGACGGCGTAATATGCATCCCCTTTGAAACCAGCTTCCGCAAGAAATACCAAGCCGATAACATGGACAAAAACCCCGGAATTCGGGCGGAGCTTGACAAAATTCCCAATACTGAAAAGCACTATATCCGCGCGCTCGAACTCGGCCAAAAGCTGAGCGAGCACATTATGAAAACGGCGGCGCATGGGTTCGACACAATGAGCACCAAGCCGTTTTGCTACACGTCCGCCGGGGAGGCCGCCCGCGTGGCCATGTCCGCGGCCGAGACGCTCCGGAGCCTAAGCCTCGACCTCCAGGGCATACCCGCCGAGGACGAGGAATATGGCTGGCCGATGACCAAGGGGTTTTGGCCGCACGCGTACCAGCGCGATTTTATTTTTGACCTACCCTCGACACTTAGAGCGACCGGGCAAGACGTATACCTCTTCGGCTTTATTGGTGGCATTCGTAGCGGTAAAACGCGGTGTGGCGCGGAGAAGTTCGGCCACCTCTGTTGGGTCAATCGCGGAACGCAGGCGGCCATATTTGGCCCGACGTACCGCATGCTCGAAGATTCGACCAAGCTCATGTTTTTCAAGGTCCTCAACGAGAAGGGCATGAGCTATAAATATCGGGCCTCGGATAACAGTGTCACGATATTCGGCGACACCCGCGTGCTGTTTCGCAGCATGGACAATCCCGAGCATTTGCGCGGCGCCGAGTTCGGGCATTTCTGGATCGACGAGGCCGGCCAGCTTCCCGACTCGACCGCGTTCCGGATCATCATGGGGCGTATGAGCGAAACCAAATCGACCGAACCGTGCGGGCTTGTGACCACGACCCCCGACGGACTGAACTGGCTTTATGACGAGCTGGTTACAAAACAGTACGAGAACAAGGTCAAGCTGTACTATGCCTCGACGGAACAGAACTTCTCGCTGCTCGACGAATACGTGGATCGACTCAAGGTACTTTATGACGAGCGATTCTACGCGCAGGAGGTGCTCGGGAAATTCATTGACATATTCGCCGGGCAAGCGTACTGGAACTTCGACCGCACTGCCTCCGTGACGACCGAATACGATTACGATCCACGGCTGCCAATCAAGCTCTGTGTTGATTTCAACGTCGACCCGATGTGCTGGAATATCGTTCAGCAGTGGCGCTATAACGACGGGCGTATCGTCGATGTGAGTGTCGACGAGATACATGTGCGGACCGCATCGACGGAGCTCGCGTGCCGGGAGTTTCTCGCCCGCTACGGCAAGCACGAATATGGCGTGTATGTTTACGGGGACGCGACGGGGCACTCGCGCGCGACGTCGGCGACGCGTACGGATTATCAGATCATCAATGAAATGCTATCGGCGGATATGGTCGGCGTCGAAGTCCATGCGGGCCGCTCTCAGCCGCGTATCACGGACAGCATTACGGCGGTTAACGCCCGTCTCAAGAACATGGCGGGCGTGCGGAATTTCCTCGTACACGAACGATGCAAGGCGACGATATCCGATTTCGAGCGGGTGAACTTTGTGCCGGGTACGCGCGAGCTTGATAAGAGCGATCGCGAGCGCACGCACCACAGCGACGCGTGCCGATACTACCTATTTACTCAATATCCGGTGCGCAGTCCCCGGGTCAAAATGAGCCAGCGGAAGGCGGGATAATGGCGCGGGAAGGCTTTTTCGATAAGGTATTCGCCGAATTTTCGCCCACCGAGGCGCTCGTGCGCGAATCGTGGATCCGGCAGCTTGAGGACGACGAGAAAGCCGAGCGCGCGGCGGCGCAACGGCTGCTTGATTATTACAACCGTGATCGTGATGCGATCGTGGATCACTTGAAACTGGCGGCAAATAAAACGTTCGGCGACGAGGTTGCCGACTGGCAGTGGCCGGTCGTGAACGGCATTCCCCGCGTCGTCAAGCGCCTGAGCCTTGCGTATATCAACGCACCCGAGCGGCGGGTGAAACGGAAAGACGCGGTGCTCGACATCACCTCAAAAGAGCATAAATTGGTATTCGGCGAGAACGGGCTTTATGGCGGGCTTGACGTTAATCGGAAAATGAAAGAGGCGGACAGGTACAGCACGCTTTTTAATACGTGCCACATCGAGATCGTGCCGCGCAATGGCCGGATCGATTGGGATATTCGGCTCCGCCCCGGCGTGATTGTCGTACCCGACCCGGACGACTATTTGCAGCTTGTCAATTTCGCCTACGAATTCAACCCGATGGATCCCGAAACGTTACGGGCCCGCAATGGCTGGGTGTACTGGACCGCCGCCGAACATAAATACATGATGGCAAACGGCGAAACGGTCGGCATGTCACTCGAAAACGGCGCGAATCCCTACGGCGGCGAGATACCGATCGTAACGGTGCGAAAGCTCGTGCAGGACGATTATTGGGGATGCTTCGGCGCCGATCTCGTCGATGCATTCGAGCAGGCAAATTTGCAGCTTGCGAACACCTGGGAAAACGGTTTTATGCAGACACACGGCCAGGCGCTCGGGATCAACCTCGGTCTCAAAAAGGGCGAGACGCTCGTTACTGGTCCCAAAAACCCGATTATGGTCGACGATGTTGGTAAAGACGACGTGACGCCCGACCTGCGATTCGTCAAGCCGGATGCGGATATCGATGAAGTGATTCGCATGGTCGAGTGGTTGATCAAGAATTGCGGGCAGTGCTACGGGCTGCCGCCTTCCGCATGGTCGCTCGACGAGGTACCCGAAAGCGGCTTCGCAAAGTTCATGAATAACATCGAGCTGTTCGAGGACCGTGAAGAGGGGCAAGCGATGTGGGTTGAGATCGAGCGTGATGCCTTCCGTAAATCGCGCATGGTCTGGAATCGTTTTCCGGGCCCGGGCATGTCGCAGATCCCCGAGGACCTTGAGCTTGAGGTTACGTTCCCGCCCGTTTCGATGCCGGAGAACCCGACGGAGAAAATGGCGCGGTTCGCGATGGGAATAAAGGCCGGCGTCTCCTCGCCGGTGCGGTATTTCATGGAGGAGGAGGGCCTTGAGCGCAATGCAGCGATAGTGAAGGCGAAAGAGATCGAAGAGGAAAACGATATGTTCGGCGGATCGACGGCGAACGAATTTCTCGGTGAATATATCGCCGGGCCGCAACCGCCACAGAAAGAGGAGCCGCCAAAAGAAGAAGAAGAAGAGAAATAAATTTTTTAAGTTCTCATACCAAGATATTGGTACATGAAATGGATGCACAGAAAACAGCGGAACTGCTCGAAAGGCTCAAGACGGAAAGCGCGCGCCTGATTCGCATGTCCGACGATGCGACGGAGCGGCTCGTGCGCTCGATGCACGATGCCGAACAGCGACTTCTTGAACGGCTCGCCGCAACGATAAACGACGCGCCGAATCTGAAAGCCTTGAGCGTCAAGCGGCGAATTGCGTGGTACACGGAAAACGTCGAGGGCACGGCGGGCATGCTTCGCGCGAGCGGGTACAACGGCGCGGCGCGTGAGTATCTGGCCGCACTCGAAAAGATTGCAGAGCAGGCGAGCGTTGTCACGCGCGTGGCGAGCGATGCGGGCTTTGCGGATATACCCGCCGAATTTGTTGAGTTTCTGAAGGGGCGGAATTATAAACACCTTTCCTTTCTCGGCAAGCAGGCCGTCGCGAAGGTCGACGAGACGCTGCTTGAGATGACCGTCGGTGGCCATTCGCGTGGCGCCATGCTCGCCGAAGTCAAAAGCGTGATCACCGGCAAATATCCCTGGGGCACAAAACAGGGCCTCTTTGAGTGGCACGCGGGGACGTACGTGCGCACGTCCGCACAGCGAGCGGCGCAAATGTTTATGAACAGCCAGGCGGAACGATACGGCCTCGATGATTTTCTCCCTACCGGCCCACTCGATCAGAACACGAGAAAGTTTTGCAGGCGGCTGCTCATGTCGGGCCGCACATATACGCGCGCCGAGATTGACGCGATGAGTAACGGACAGACCCGCGACGTTTACACGACGTTCGGGGGCTATAACTGCCGCCACAAGTGGGTGGCGGTGAACGCCGAGCTCGCCGGGCAACTGGCGGATGCGGCGTAACGGCCGAAAGGAGTCGGTAACAATGACGGATGTATCAAAGGTGCTGGCCTCGCTGAAAAAGCAAGGCGTCGAGATCAGTGCTGAAGCCGAAGCGGCGGCGAAGAAAGAGTTCGACGGGCAGGTGCTCGTAACGTCCGACAAGGTTCTGGCGGACGGGATGATCGCTATCGCGAAAGAGTTCAACGATAGCAAAACCGATGACCTCAGATCGCTCAAGGAGAAAGCTCGCAAACTTGAGGCCGAGCGCGACGAGTTGAAGCAGGTCCTTGAATCCGGAACGGATACCAGCAAGAAAAAGCTCGAAAAACTCCTGGCAGAAAACGAGCGCCTCAAGGGCCTTGCAAGTGCTCACCTGAGCGAAAAGAAAGAAACATGGAAACAAGCGGCAGAAAAAATTCCCGATACAATGAAGCGATTTTTCAAATTCCCCGCTAAAGAGGGCGACGAGCTGACAGACGAAGAGGTGCTGGCGAATGTCGGAAAGCTGAGGGAATACGCAGACATCGGCGCCATCAAGCTCGACGGCTCGCCCGCACCCCCGCCCTCTGCTCCGCGTAGCGGCCCGGGTGGCGGTGACAAACTCCCGGATACGGCGGCATGGCAGAAACTCACGCCGACGGAGAAGATCGCTTTTGGTTATGGGAAAGATGCCAAGAAAGGCGATGACAAATAATGGCACTTACCCTGCTTGATTTTGCAAAACTCGTTACGGAACCGAAGCGCGCCGGCATTGTCGAGACACTCTACACGGAGGAGCCGATATTCCAATATTTGCCCTTCCGTGAGGTTCCCGGCATGAGTCTCACGTATAACAAAGAATCGGCGTTGCCAGCCGTTGCGTTCCGCGGTCTGAACGAATCCTACACGGCAACCCAGGGCGTCATCCAGCCGGACGTCGAGCACTTGAAACCGTTCGGCGGCGAGAGCGACTGCGACACCCTGCTCGTCAGGGCATACGGCGCCGGATATCGCGCCACGTACGACGCGATGTTTTCGAAGGCGATGGCCGTCAATTTCGTCAAGTTCGCGCTGTACGGTAATAGTCCCGCCTCGCGTGCGGGCGTCGCGTACGATGACGCGTAGGGCTTCGATGGTCTTATGACCCGTATCACCTCCGGCCAGACGGTCGACGCGGCCGGTACGGGCGGTTCGGACGGCTCCAGCGTGTTCGCGATCCGTTTCGGCGACGGCTTCTTCCAGGCGATCGCAGGCCCCGGCATGATCACCGTGAAGGATTTCGGCGAGATTTCCTCGGCTCCAGTCTACCGGTCGCGGATCGAGATGGCCGCGGGGATAGCGATTTTCAACGGTCGCTCCGTGGCGATGATCAAAGACCTCCGGGCGGCAACGCAGGTATTGACTTATACGTACATGGACGAGCTCCGCGACCTGATCGACGGCAAGCCTTCCGTATACATCATGAGCAAGCGGTCCCTGCGCCAGCTCAAGGCGAGCTGCCTCGGAATCGGCGCGAGCCTCGACCTTACGATCGACAGGCTCGGGGATCCGATCGAATCGTACGGCGGCATTCCGATTATCACCTCGGATGCCGTGATCGATACCGAAACGAACTCGTAGAGCGCGATGGCGCGAAGGGAGCGATTTATATGGGAACGAAACATGTGGTTTTCGACGACGCCCTGAAGTTCTGGGAAGCATCCGCTTATACAAACTTCGCTCAGGGCACGGTTGCTTCGGCGGTTCTGAGCATGGGAACCGCCGGAGCGTATCTCGATAAGGTGAATCCGCCGGAAATCTGGATCGACTGGCCGGGCCTTGATAGTGCCGGCGCCGCGACCGTCGTACTCAAGATTTTGAGCGACACGAATGCGACGCCGACGACGGTTCTCTGGACGAGCCGGACGTTCACGCTTGCCGAAGCGCAGGCGGCATTCGACACGAACGAGTACTATCGCCTACCGCTGCCGATTAGCGAGATAAGCACATACCTCATGTTGCAGATCGTGATCGCCGCGGCTGATCTGTCGGCGGGAACGCTGTACGCGGCGCTTGGATCGCCGGAGAGGTAGGAATGGAATTATGGGGAGACTTGGGTGGTGTGTTTCGATCAACTTTATGCATGCACGGATCATCTACCCCCGCATCGCCCGCGAGTCTCCCCATAAAAACAGGGAGCGTATGAGATGGAACAAAAAGACAGGTTGCCATATCGGGGATACGTGATCGACCTCGGCGCACCGTTCACGGATAAGCGCAAGTTGGTCCCGTTTACGGATGGCGTCGGCGTGCTCGATTATGTCGCCGTCGCCACCGCCCGGCCCGAGTGGTTCGACTTCGACGAGACGGGCGCACCGATCAAGATCCACGGAAACGCGGTCACAATGAATGCGTTCGTCGATTACTGGAAGGCTGCCGGCGCGAAGGTGACGCCGGTTTCAGACTCCGAGGCCGCACACGTTCGCAAGGCCCTGACGGCCGGCGAACCGATCGACAACAAGTATCTCAAGGTCCCGGTCGATACGCGCAAGGTAGCGACCAAGAGCAAGCCGAGGGAAAAGCCGGTTGAGGCGCCAGTCGTCAAGAAGCCGACCGAGGACGATACGGCGAAGCGCGCGGTCCGGGCAAGCTGAAAGGGTAGCGACAATGGCGACGGGCGACTGGCTAGCGGCGGTGCTCTGCACCGATAGCGATCTGCGCACATTTGAGATCAAGGTCCTTGGCTGGGTATCCGCCGAAGGTTCCGCTACGCACTGGCGGCAATCGGCGAAGGATCAGATCGAGGCGGAGCTTCGTCAGAGCTTCAAGAAAATCGAACTCGCCACAGAAGAAGCCGACGTACTCGATCTCATTGCCGATATTACGCCGCTAAAATATGCCGCCTGTTATCTGACGCTGCACCTTATCTGCAACAACTGCTCTATAGGCGGCGATCACTGGGAGCGCAAATCCGAAATGTACTGGAGCAAATACCGCGAGGCATTACCGGGCGCGATCGGCATGCTAAGTATTGACATTGACGAGAGCGGCGCGATCACGGACTCGGAAAAATATTACATATCGCACGGCGTACGCATGACGCGGGGGTCAACTCTTTAGAACGTAGACGAGGACGAATGGAGGCAAATGTAATGAAAAAGGTTTTCGTGGTGCTGTTTCTGATCGGCGCCGTGTGCATATCGAGCATGGAGCGCGCGGTTCAGGCGCAGGACATCTTGCAGCAGATTTACGCGAAGATCGATTCGGTTCCGCGCATGGAGACGATGATCGATTCACTTGTTACGCTGTTGGCGACAATGGATATTTACATTGCCGTCGATACACTCACGGTCGAAGCGGACTCACTGAATTACATGATGACGTATATGCTCCTCAATTCCGATTCGGCGCTTGTCGATCAAGCGGCGATAAGAGACTTGCTTGCCTCAGTCGACGGCTGGGCCGATTCGGCGGATGCGCGATACGCGGCATTTATCACCTGGTACGATTCGATCGGGACGCTTACGCTTGCGAATACCGCCCTAC